GAATGGTCCAGACAACCTCGACAGTCATAGTCGCCCCCTTTCACGACGAAGTGAGGACTTCTGTAGTGATTATACACCAAAACTGCTACTTCCAGATTTTTTATCGCACGATTTTCGAGACTACACTTTAGACTATACCGAAGTCAGAGGCAACTGATACTTGTGATTCGCCAGCGGCACATCGCTGCCGGATGCGTTTTGCTTGATGTTCGGTTATTTTGGCCCGTCCATGTTGCTCTTTGGTGCAGAGAGTGCCGTGTCGGATTTTGTCGTCTGAGTTTTCCTTTCTAGTTCTCCATCTCAAGTTACTTGCAGAATTATCGCTTCGAACACCGTTAAGATGTCGTGCTTCCATATCGGCAGGACATGGACCATAGAATACGATACACACCAATCGATGTACTTTCAGACAGATATGTATCCGTATCTGTCTGATCTTTAGGCCAATTGCCGCAATTTTCCGTTCTTGTATCGACGATAGACATTGCCATTGGTATCGACAAGGCACTGAGGGAAGTCTGGTACTTGCCTGAGATCACCTGTCATCACCATCTCCCTTTAGCGTACCACGCTGCTTTCGTCCAGTAAGATTTTCTATGTTGGCGACATAGATTTCTTCGAGAGTAAAACCACATCTGCGAGCGATCTCTTCTATGCACGTTAGAATGTGAGACAGGTGGTTGGGGATTTCTGTGTATCGTCCCCTTTCGCATAGTCTACAACCGTACTGGTAATACCACTCTTCCAGGGCGGTGGCGACAGCGGTGGCGTGGCGGTTCATGTGTATGGCAAGTCTAGGGAACACGAGACCACGGATTTGGTGCAGAATGGAAGCCCCTCTCATTTCGTACATCATACTGAGATCATGACCGGTGTCACAACAAATGTTGGCGAGGTACCAACAACAATCACCTAATTCTTTCATGATTGCTGCTATGCGATCAGGCTTCATCTTCCAACCGGCATCACGGATGAATTTCTTGGTCTTTTCGGCTACCTCACCGCACTCACCTATGATACCAAGAGCAGGATATATTATCCGACTGTGTTTTGTATCTAGATAGATTGCAGTATCGCGTGCTTTACTCTGATATTCCTTCAGATTCATTTTTTTCCTCTTGATCAAGATTTGACTTAGGTTGTTCAACAGACAAAATATTAGAAATGAAGTGGATATTCGGTGACAAGGCTGCGACAGCATCTCTGAATGATATGGGTGATGAATTTGTCATATTTTTTGCTGAGGATGTCAATGTTGGTTCCATAGCTCGTAACGAGGATAATCCTCGTCCTATAGGGTCAGTTAACTCTATATCTTGGAAGCGATATCGCTTAACTTTTATACCAAGTTCTTTACATATTTTAGAAATTTTTACACTAATTGCTTCTTCAACAGTATTACTATCAACAACCAAATCGTCAAATGGTACTGAACTAATAGCATTTTTGATTGCTGCTTCACATGCTTCCAAAACAAATGTATTTGAATCTTCAGTAATAGTCAGATATTTCACCAAAGATGTGATTTTATATATTGTTACTCCACTAACCCGTAATGATACACCATCTTCAGTTAATACATACATAGATTCTGCCGAAGCTAATCTTGTTCGCACATGTTCTTTGTGAAATGTTTGTCCTATAGTACCAAAGTGAATTCCTGGTTTCAAATCTGGACCTGGTAATCCAAATGTAAACCGTACAGCAGATGACCCTGGTATTATTGTTATCCATTTAATCGGGAAGAGCCAAATCAGAGGATGTATTAGTAATTTTTCTATAATTGAAATGATGTTAGTGAATAGTTCATTCATTGTTTATTATCTCCGTATCATGTGAATAATTTGCCATTATTTTCCTCTTTCTTTATCAGTTTCATTCACATAAAACAAGCTGCCAAGTATCTTACGTATATCTCCATGATCGGCTACAACATAAGGAATGCGTGGATTCGTTCGAGTTTAACTATCACTGTCTGTTTCCTCCGGGAGCGACGGTAGGTCGCAATAACGGCATTTCTCTGCGTTCCCTTCTTTCCCATAGCAATATGGACACAGCGTTTTAAGTGGGTGGGTAGCTGTATGGACGGTCAAGATAATCTCCGTACACTGCTCACAGATGCAGACACCACCCCACACTTGGTGCATGTTTGTTGTTGGCTTGAGCTTTCCGCAGGCGTCACACGTCAGTCGTTTGGCCGATAAATCGTCGGAGTTTCTCCACGACCAGACGAAAGTGTCCGAAATAAAGCTCAATAAAATCACCACGAGTCCACGCATGTCCATCCATTATCTCCGGTGTGCTGCGGATAAGATCGGCGTATTGTGGAAGTTCTTGGCACAGCGAATTCTGAATATCCTTCTGGTATTCATAGGTATCAAAATCAAAGATGACGGGTGTCCCGGTTGTCCTACGAATACGCCCCTCAAGACCGTCAGCATTTTTGCTGGCTTTGGCCTTGGAAGCTTGTTCTCCCATTTCCAACAATGTGTCCCATCGGTCCAATAATTGTTGCACCTTCATTGTGTTCACGCGATACCCTCCATACCATCCATTCCAGTTTTGTACGTGGCATTGTTCGTCCACGCTTTGTTCTTGATAGTCGTATCAATTTCGCAACCGTATTGCTCAAGCATGGCGTTGGCATTTGCGAGCATGGTACATGCAATAGCGATTTTGTCGTTGGGGGCCAGAGCAAGATTGCTGCTCATCATAGCAGCAACACTTACAGTTTCGATTAACTCCAGCATGGCTTCTGGAGGCAGTTCGAGTATCTGCTTGAATGTGTTGTGCTCAACTGACAAGGGGATTATCGTCACTTTCTTCATCGCTGTTTCTTTCAAAGTATTCTTTGACTTCTTCTATGCGACCGGAGATTTCTTCCATGTGGTCAGCAACTTTGTTAGGCGTGGAACCAGCGAAGGTCAATTCCCAGAAGATGCTGGTAATGAAGCACCATAGAGTAGGCTCGATCTTTGTTCCAAAAATCGCTGCTTCTGATTTGTAAAGCTTTCAGTTTATTCATTCGTAATTGACTCCTAGATTAGCTGCCGTTTTCTGGATGATGGGTTCGCTTATTTCGATACCAATACAATTTAATCCGAGTCGTTTGCATACGATAGCAGTAGTTCCACTGCCGATGAATGGATCGAGCACACGTCCATTCGGACGGCAATGACCACTAACAATGCGATTTACAAGAGCTTCTGGTAACTGAGTCGGTATCCAATTCCGTCGTTCCTTGAATGTTCCACATACACGGGAAAATTCCCAGACGTTCGGTGGCATCTTCCCATTCTTAGCTGCTCTTTTGTCATTGTAATTTGCCTGTCTGGCGCTGGGGATTTTTATGCATTCTGGTTGAACATAATCAGAATTCAGCCAATATATTGGTCGATGACATAGACCATATTTTCCTTTACTTGTTTGGTCTTGCCCGAATGTATAATACCACTGTAATCTTTGAATTAATGGTAGACCAACTTCTTCTATAGCGTTTTCTACAGTTTTTGTCCATTTTTCGTTAAAAGTAAAGAATATAGGTCCATCTGTTATATTAGCCATAAGGCTTAACCAAATCCGAATGTTAGTTTCATATTCATTTGTTGGCTGACGATCCATGAAGCCATTATATTTGAGGCCGATGCAATCTGGCGGATCAGCTATGATCAGATCAATTTGGCCGAGGTTCGCTACCGGGGTTAACTCGAATCGTCCATGGATTAACTTGATCATATCAGTCTAGCTCTACTCGCCGATTGTCTGAGTGCTTTCGCTGCCTCTTTGGTAGTTTCGGTGGTGGATCGCCGCAAGGATGCCTCATACGCTTATTGATAGCGTTCCAGGCGTTCCTCTCAAAGCCATCACAAGCCTTTTCAGCGAATTTCTTGGTTTTGTATTCGCCCACCTTGTTACCCGCTCATTTCGGTATCGATCACAGCCCACTGATGAACGTAGGGCAGCGTGTTTTTTCTTACGACGAACCTTGGCATACTCCATTATACGGTCAACTAGGGGGTTTGTTCGAAAAAAAGAAAAAAAAGTTGGAGCGCTTTTCCCAAAACGGACTCTCTATATATATGGAGGGGGGTTTTTATCGGACGTTGATTATCGGATGCAATTGTGTATAATTTCGAGGGTGATAGAAATGAGTGACAAGAAAACACAGATTAATTGCCGTTTGATTACCCGTGGGACAGATAAGGCCAACACCAAGGCTATCGAGGATTTGAATGTCCCCGATCCAGAACCGGCTGTTGGTGAGCAGATAATCAAGGATGCGATGGAGAAAGGGTCAGAGGATGACAGTCAAACAGGAAATTCTTGACGAAGCACATTCAATTGTCGAACGATTAGCCACGTCTCGTAGCGCCAATGGTTCGTTCGCATATTATGAGAACAGCGATGTTTATCAAGAGGTGTGGCGAATGTGTTTAGATGCCCTTGAGAGATATGATCCACAGATAGGGCCAATCGAGAATTATCTAGTGAGACATGTCACCAACAGACTTAAGAACCTCAAAAGGGACAATTACTTCCGTCCAGGTTCCGATGCTCCGAGTTCTGGTTTGGCACGTACCAGGATGAACTTGGTGAACGCGCTGCCGCTCGGTGGTGGAGATATTGCCGAACAGGGTATGCTCTTGGGGTCCATTCCCGTCAATATCGATCCGGTTGATCATCTTCTTTGTGATGAAACCTTGGAGTACATCAGAGAGCGTATACCGGAAAACCTGAGTGCTCCGTTTGAGGATTTGATTGGCAATAATCGTGTCCGCAGTTCGGTTGTAGATGAAGTACGTCAAAAGGTGGCCGAGATTCTGAGCGAGAGGGAGGAAGATGTCGAAAGCAAAGAATAAGAGATTATCTTCCAATCCCAAGGCTTTGAAGATTCTTGCCGATTGCGTCAAGCAGGGTCTTAGCGATAAGAAAATTCAACAGCGATTGGCTCAGGAATGTGGATATCAATGGACGCTGGACACTATTGGAAGACGCCGCCGTGTCATGGGCGTGATTAAGAGTGCTGGGCAGCCAGTTGATGTTAATGTGTTGGATGGTCCCATTCTTACCGTGCCGCCCCTTGGATTGTCGGATGGAGAAAAGGCTAAATGGTTTCGAGACCAGTTCAAAAAGACCCATCTTTACAAAACCATCCAGAGACAATTTGAACCAGGAGAAGTGGAGATGTACTTAGAGGATTTCGGTTTGCTGTGCTGCCAGTTCGAGGACATCGTTATCAGTGAATTTATGCAGGTAGACGATTTTCTGAAGCACAGAATTCTTGTTGATAGACAATTGATTCTCAGTCGTTCTCTACAGAGAGAGATCACCGATCTACAAATGTGGTTCGTGGCGAATCCCAAGCCAGAGGATGAAGACAAAGCAGCTACTAAGTTTCGCATTTTACAACAAAGACAACTTGACGACAAACATCGATATCTCAAGAATGTCAATGATCGTTACGATGCCTTGGTCAAAGAGCGGCAGAAAATCTACAGTAGTTTAGCTGCGACACGTAAGGATCGCATGGATGAACTCAAGGGGGGCAAGGAAACCTTCTTGGAATTGGTAGGTAGACTACAACACTTGCAGGACGAAAGAAATAGGCAGGGGAGATTTGCTGAATTGACTAGATTGTCTGCTGAAGACGTAAAGAATGAATTTCGTCATCCGGTGGAATTTCCAGATGGCAGTGTTGAGCCAATCATTATGGATGCGGATACGGACTTTGTGGAGGATGAGGATGAATAAGTGTGCTTTGTATATACCACGCCCAGGTGGAACGTCCAGGATGATCCAGAACGGTTATGTTGATGCGCTGCGACATTTCGGCTGGAAGGTGTATGTTGGCGACCCCAAGACCAAGTTGGGTTGCCGTAAGCTCGTCGAAGAATATGGCGTGCGGTTGATCCTGACTCATTCCAGATACGGAATCCGGCAGTTGCCAGTAAATGTGATCAATGCCAACAAAGTTATAGTATTTGTTGAAGCTCTTCCACTTAATGACGGCAACCTGGAAATTGACGGCCCATACGAGGTGGCTCATCAGAATGAACCAGATATAATTAAATCAATCGAATCAGCTACGGTCCACACTAGGATTGAGCCCCACTTATGGGCGAACTATATGTCTGTCTGGGGAGAGAATAATGTTGATATTATGTTTCTTCCAGCGGCGGGTAACATGATTCGTGCAATGCCACCAACCTGCACAATCTTGACAGATGTGGCGATGGTTGCCAATTTTGCCCACAGACAGGGTATCATGCGACAGTTGATCGAGCCACTTTTCAAGCGGTTGGATTTGCTGGGACATTCGTACCAAGCTTTTGGAGATGACATCTGGGCAAGAGCCGGTCTAAACTATAATGGTCCGCTTGATGATGACCAGAACCGATTGGCGCATGTATACGCGACGGCCCGTGTGTGTCCTAACGTACATACCGAACAACAGGTCGGTCTCCAGGCGTGTGTCAACGAAAGGTCGTTTATGATCCCGTTGTGTGGTGGGGTGCAAGTGTCGGACAACCCGCTGATATCCAGATATCTAGGATCACACTGTGCGGTATCTACCAGCGTAACCGACTTTATGAATAAGGTTATCGGGCTAGTGGAAGACCAGCCACAGCGATTTGAGAAAATTCGTGCCAGTGTAGAGCATGTGGCTAACAATCACACATATTTCAACCGGTTGGTTGATCTGTTTCAGGTGGCTGGATTGCATGATTTGGCTACCGATATGATAGAGCAAGGACAAAGAGCAGCAGTCAGGCATTGTTGGGAAATCGATGCCAGATTGAGTGCTGAGGAAAGGGGAGTACCTTATGAGCAAAAAGCAATCGCTATGCAATAACAATGATTTAGTCGGTAATAAATTTGGTCGTTTGATTGTTATTAGGCAATCAGACGAACATAAAAGTGGACATGTTTGTTGGGTATGTAAATGTATTTGTGGCAAATTGATTATAGCGACAAGTAGTGGTCTGAAGAGGGGTAATGTAAAGAGTTGTGGATATTTACGAACAGATTTAACGAGACAAAGATCGTATAAGCATGGCCATGGTGGTAGAAATAAACAATCTCCTACTTATGTGTCTTGGAGTAATATGGTTCGAAGATGTGTTGACCCTCACAATCATGCCTACCACAATTATGGAGGTCGAGGTATTGCCGTATGTCAAAGATGGAAGAAATTTGAACATTTTTTGGCTGATATGGGTGAAGCCCCGGTAGGATATCAAATTGATCGAATTAATAACAACGATGGTTACCACAAGAATAATTGTCGATGGGTAACTACTAAAATTAATAGCAGAAATAGACGGAATAATCATTTGATAACTTATAATGGTAAAACTAAATGTATTGTTGATTGGTCGGAGGAATGTGGTATTTCTCGTAGCACTTTGTGGGCTAGATTGTATTTGTATAATTGGTCTATACAGAAAGCATTGACTACTCCTGTAATTAGCAGAAGGAGGAAATAGTCTAATGAACAGAAAAGAAAAATCATTTTTACAAAAGAGATTAGCCGGGGTTTCTATGCCTATTACCCGCAGACGTATGAGGTGGGGTCGTAACTGGCCGTGTTTGTGCGGAAGTGGGAAAAAGTACAAAGTGTGTTGCCTCAACGAAATCGAAGCCATTACGGCATCTGACAGCAACGCCAATGTTACCAAGCTACCAGAGAATATTCAGGAGATGATTGACGCTCATCGTGAAGCGCAGAAGAACGGAGGGAAGAAAGACAATGAATAAGACAGCACTGATCACCGGGACAACGGGGCAAGATGGCAGTTATCTTGCTGAACTGCTACTGGACAAAGGCTATACAGTCCATGGGCTTATCCGACGATCTTCGGTTGACACCACAGAGCGTATCGCTCACTTTCAACATCATCCACATTTCGAATTGATAGAGGGTGATATCACCGACGCGGCATGTATGCATCGGCTGATTTCCGGTATCCAGCCGGATGAAGTGTATAACTTGGCTGCCATGAGCCATGTGGGCGTATCATTTGATCAGCCCATCACCACTTGCCAGATCGACGCGATGGGGCCTCTGTACATTCTGGAGGCTATTCGCCAGTCGTCTCCAAAAACCAAGTTCTATCAAGCGAGCACATCGGAGTTATTTGGCAACACTTCCATTGCGCCACAGAATGAAAATACGCCAATGGTACCTAATTCTCCATATGCAGTTGCTAAGCTTTATGCACATCAATTAACAGGTCTTTATCGTCGTGCATATGGCATTTTTGCGTGTGCTGGAATTCTATTTAATCATGAATCCCCTCGTCGTGGCGAAGCGTTCGTTACAAGGAAAATTACTCGATATGTTGCAATGCTTCGGAAATGGATGGATATTCATGGTGGTCCTCCAAAAATAGCTGTGGATTTTGCTCCACTTTTTATGGGTAATATCGAAGCAAAAAGAGATTGGTCTCATGCTGAAGATATGGTTCGCGGGATGTGGATGATGATGCAGCAAGACAAACCAGACGATTATGTACTTGGTTCTGGTGAAACTCATTCTGTTAAGGAATTTTTGGATATTGCTTTCAGAACAATTGGATTAGATTACCGAAATTATATTGTTATTGATCCAAAATTCTACCGACCAGTAGATGTGAATTTGCTTCTGGCTGATTCTACGAAAGCCAAGACCGTGCTCGGGTGGGAATTAACAATCGGTTTCGGTGAAATGATAGATTGTATGATACAAAGTGATTATGAGGTTTTGATAAAATGCCACGTTTAATTTTGCCTAATTATACTGTAATTCGTGACACTAGAGAACAAAAAGATTATGGGTGGATTTTTAGTGCGCATGTACCAGATCGGAGACCCCCGAGATGCGAGGGGACGATTGTGGATACGGTAGAGACTGGCGATTACAGCTTGGTTGGATATACCGACATTCTGGCTATTGAGCGTAAATTCGCTTTTTCAGAATTGTGGGGCAACTACAGTGCCAAGAGACGACCGCAATTCGAAGAAGAGATGGAGCGGATGTCCAACATTAAGCACGCTTACGTCATAATCGAATCATCTATGACACCAGACATCCTTGAATTGTCACCACCACAATTCTCCAAGGGTGTACCGGGCAAGTCGCTGGTCAGATGGTTGATGTATCTGTCAGTTAAGTATGGGGTGAACATCATACCGGCAGGACAGTGTGGTCGCAAGATGGCTCAGATGATTTTCGAAGAGGTAGTTAGGGTAGAGAAAGATCGTTGGGTTTACCAGGAACCAAAGAAGAAGTTAGGAGAGGATTGCCTTGGGTGCTAAAGTCACATTAGATGATCTGCTTCATGGAGATCAGGGAAGATACGGATACCTGTTTCCATATCGTGATCGTGTACCCAATGTGCGCAAACACATTTTTACCGATCTGAAGCAATCCAAAGACCCGCTTGACCAAGTTGTTGTAAGTCGGATGCTCGATATCAATTACATAGGCTGGACAGCAAAGGTTGTTCTGGGTCTCGATTTATTTCCCATTCAGATAGCTACCCTACAGATGATGTGGAATACTCCATTCCCGATGCTGATTGCGTGCCGTGGTGGTAGTAAATGTGTACGTGGGGACACACTTTGTAGAACGTCAGATGGTTTGATACGAATGGATGAAATTGTTGATCCACAATCTCCAGAAATGGAGCGGATTAGTGTTGATTGTGAAATGCATGGTGAAAATGGGTTAAATAAACCATCCTATGGATGGAATAATGGACACTCTAAGACGAAAGTTATTAAATTGCGGTCTGGGATAGAAATAGAAGTCACTGATAATCATCCTATCAGATGTGTTAATGAGGAAGGCAAGATAATATGGCGAAATGCTGAAGAAATTAGTCCAGGAGATTATATTCCTATCTGTAGGGATCAATATGATTTTGGGAACGATCCAACTACGTCTGAGGATTTGGGTTGGTGGCTTGGGGTCATGACAGGCGATGGGATGTTTACCCAGCGATCTTGTTTGCGCTTATCATCCACTAACCAATCTGTTGTAGATGAATTTATTCGAATTACGCAAAAAGAATTTGGTTACGAACCTAGGCCGCTTCTTAGACCAGGTCATTATAATATTTATAATGTTAAAATTTGGGATAATATCGATAATTTATATAATATTGGTGGTAAAGATTCATATACAAAAGAAGTTCCTAGATTAATAAGACAGAGTCCTCGCAAAGTAGTATCTGCTTTTATTAAGGGGCTGTTCGACGCAGATGGTTGTGTTTCAGAAAACCGCTCTAGAATATCTTACACTTCGTGTTCTGAATTATTAGCTAGGCAGGTTCAGCAAATTCTATTAGGTTTTGGGATAGTTTGTACATGCAGAGAAAGATACACAAAGTCTCAGAATGGGACAGAAGTAAAATCATACCAGTTAGTGATAGATGGCGAATATAATGTTGCTTTATATGCAAAATATATTGGATTTGTTCATAGTCGAAAATATAGTAGACTGCAAAATCGTATAATAAAATTTACTAACCCGAATAATGATTTGATTCCTAATATTCAATCAGTAATGGTCAGGTTGCGAGAAAAGTTTGTGCGAGATACTGGTGGACCGAACAAACGTGGTTACGGCCATAAAAATACATTTGTTTCATCACCATGTAGAATTTTGCAATATGTCCCATCCTACAATAAATTAGAAAAATTTCTTGATGTTACACAATGCATATGTGATGATGAAGATTGGCGATTTCTTAAGAAAATTTACGATAAACACTATTATTACGATTATGTTGAGAGTGTTGGGAGTTCCTGTTGTCAAACATTCGATGTCTACATACCGGATGACCATTCTTTTATCTCCAATGGATTGATTTCTCATAACAGTTTCATGCTGGCGGTTTATGCTGTACTCAGAGCCCTGCTAGACCCTGGAACTAAGATTGTGATTGTCGGTGCTGGCTTGAGACAAGCCCGCTTGGTGTTCAACTACATCGATACCATTTGGGGCAACGCACCCGTTCTTCGCAATATCGTCGGTGGAGGTAAAAAAGCAGGCCCAAGACAGAATGTAGACTTATGTTACTTCCGCGTGGGGGATAGTATAGTGTACGCGCTGCCGATGGGAGACGGAACGAAAATTCGTGGATTCAGAGCTAATGTAGTCATTGCGGATGAGTTTGCCTGTTTGGATAAAGATACTTTAGTAGAGACACAGAACGGTCTTGAGAGGATATCTGATATTACAGACATTAATACAAAGGTACTCAATAGATATGGAGAACTAGAATCTATTGGTTCTTTGATAAAAACACCGAAAACTGATGTGTATGAAGTCGTTACGAAATATGGGTATAGATTTAAGTGTTCAAATAAACACAAGGTACTTACTCAGAATGGGTGGAAACTTGGCAAGGATTTAACGATAGATGATTTTATTATTACAGAGAACAAATATACTTTCCCGACTGAATCGTATGATGATTTTATTACTAAAGATATGGCCTGGTTAATTGGCCTATTGATATCAGAAGGTGATGTTACGAATGAACATTGTGTTTCTATAAGAACTACAGATACCAGTCTTGTTGAGCGAATCAAAGATAGGTTTGATCATCTAAACCCAAAAGTATATATCAGAGAGCCGTATACAGATGGACGTGGATGGGACTGTAAGAAATCGTATGAAATTAAAATACATAATACGGAATTTAGGAAAAAATTATTCGATTTAGGAATAGGTTATTCCAATGTATATGAAAAGCGGATACCTAATTCTATTCTGAGATCACCGGTAGATATATCGACGGCATTTTTAAGCGGTCTGTTTTACGGCGATGGATCGTGTTTTTTGTGGAAAGATAGGTCTACGACCAAGCTTGGTGTTGCATATTATACAGTTTCTGATATTTTGGCACAGGATGTACAAACACTACTTTTGAAATTCGATATCATAATTGGTCGTAGGACTAGAAAAAGTCAACTGAGTCACAGAAAACAATGGATATTGCGCGCAAATGGTATACATGCGCATAGATTATCTGAATTGTTAGAAATTGATGATTGGAAAGAATTGGCAGATGTAGCACACACACATTCTAATAAAGATACATATGGAGTTACATTTGACAAAAGTCGCAATCAATGGAAAGCTGCTGTTTTATATTGTGGAAAAGTTCGATATCTAGGTAGATATGACACTAAAGATGAAGCAGTTTCTGCTGTAAAAGAATTTTTGGATAACAATAATACATGCCTGAAGGTAGAATCTGTTAGAAAGCTTGATTATCAGGATCATTTATATGATTTTCATTTGCCAAATACCCATAGTTTCTATGGTAATGGTTTTGTACAGCATAATTCTATCCCAGAAGATGTATTCGACGTTGTTGTCCGTGGTTTTGCAGCTACCGCCAAGACTCCTGTCGAAGAGGCCAAGAGGGCTGCCTTCGAAAAACAGTTGGCAAAACTTGATCTGCCAGCAGATATCAAGAAAAAGATCACCACAGATAATGGCAGGATGCATGGTAACCAAATAGTTTATTCTGGTACCGCATATTATGCTTTTAACCATTTTGCAAAGAAGTATGAGATGTGGAGAAAGATTATCAGAAGTAAGGGTGATCCAGATCAGGTAGCACAGATTTTTGGTGGAGAGAATTTGGTCCCAGAGGGATTCGATTATAGAGACTACGCGATCATCAGAATTCCTCACACACATCTGCCAGAGGGTTTATTGGATCAACGGCAGTTGGCTCATGCGAAAGCAACCCTGCCACGCAACATCTATCTCATGGAGTATGGTGCCGTTTTTGTTAAGGATTCAGACGGTTTCTACCCACGTAGTTTGATCGAAGGATGTACTGTTGGTCCAAACAAGCCTATCGAAACACCGGATGGACCTGTTACATTCACACCATTGATGAGGGCTCAATCCAAGCGCAAGTATGTTATGGGCGTCGATCCCGCCGCAGAAAGAGATAATCTGGCTATCACCATGATAGAAGTGTGGCCGAATCACTACCGCATTGTGTATTGTTGGGCTGTGAACAAGAAAGAATTCCTCAAGCGGAAAAAGCGTGGACTGATCACAGATGATGACTACTACGCCTATTGTTGTGCTAAGATTCGAGATGTGGTTAGATTGTTCAACCCGGTTCGAATTGAAATGGATAGCCAGGGTGGTGGCTACGCAATCGCCGAGATGCTTCGCAACAAGAAGCTGATGAACATAGCCGAGGACGATTTCCCTATCTATGAGGTTATCGACTTCAACGAGCCGAAGGATACTGACGGTGAGACAGACGGACGCCATATCCTTTATCTTGTCAAGCAGAGCACCGAATACAACCAGGATGCCAACGTTGTACTCCACAAGAGCCTGGAGACTCGCACGTTGCTGTTCCCAGCTTTCGATAGCGTGAAGATGTACGCCGCTATTGAGGCCGAGAAGGCTGCTGGCGTCATTTTCGACACCTATGAAGAGAATGTATTCAATCTGGAAGAATTAAAGAATGAACTTTGTACCATCCAGATGAGCGAAACTGCAACAGGTAAAGAGAGATTTGATACTCCCCAGGTGGTTCAGCCGGGGGCTGTTGAGGGGCGTACTCGCAAGGGGCGGCTGCGTAAAGACCGTTACACGGCTCTCCTGCTGTCACACAAGTATATCTACGACACAGATGTTGCGATGGGTGATGATATTGACTACGAGGATGTGCCTGGGAATATTGCGAAACGAGAGAAAGCTCCCAAAAATGAGGCTATGTATCGTGGGCCGGGCGTGGGTCGGATGAGAAATGCCCAGGATACTCGTCATGGTGGGGTTTTTAAGGCCATCAAAAAGGGTAGGCGAATTTAGGATAGATTGTGTATAATCAATCGGACCACGTTTGTACTGCAATGCGATTGATTCCGTAAAGGGGCAGAAATGACAAAAAGAAAACCCGGTACTCGCAAACCGAAGACCCCGACCAAAGGGCATTTGTACACCAAAGGGGCAAGAAGCATCACCGAGCACGTACTTCCAGAGACATGCCATATGATCCATGGACTTCCGCACCGTACTCTGGCTGCGGATGTCAATCTTCGCACAGGACACAATCGCCATGATTATGATACTCACCGTCCGAATGATAAACTGCCAGTAGAACATGCCGAAATTCTTACCGCTTGTCAAGCCATCTATCGCAAAGTTGGGATGGTTCGGAATATTATCGACCTGATGACCGATTTCGCAACAGAGGGGCTTGAACTGCAACATCCAACCAAAACCCAGGAGAGATTTTTCCGCGAGTGGGCCAGACGTGTCAATCTTCAGGGTCGGGCGCATGATTTTATGAAGCTTCTTATGCGAGACGCCAATGTGGTTGTTCGCCGTAAGAATGCCTTTATTACTAACCCTGCTATGAAAGAGATGACCAAGGGGGATGTGACTGGCCTCAATACGTTGGATGAGACGAAGGTAGCCGATCCTCCAGAGAAGATCAAGACAACCAAAAAGACAACCAACCGACGCGAAATCCCTTGGCGATATACATTCCTGTCTCCTGTCATGATCGAAAAGATCGGCGGTGAAGTAGGTCGCTTTTTCGGTTCTGATGCATTGGGGATGAGGATTCCGCACAACCTAGCTAATGCCATCAAGAGGCCGAAGACAGATGCCGAGAAGGCTTTCGTCGCCAAGCTCCCACCAGAGGTGGTCAAGGCAGCTAAGAAGAGTGGCACCCTGGTCGCATTGGATATGAACAAAATTTACGTTGATTATTACAAGAAGGACGACTGGGAGGACTGGGGCACTCCATTTCTGTATGGCGTTCTTGAAGATGTGATGTTCAAAGAGAAGATGCGCCTGGCAGACATGGCCGCGCTGGATGGTGTGATCAATGTTATTCGTCTGTGGAAGTTGGGCAAATCCGATCAGCAAATACTTCCAACGGCAGCAGCCGTAGACAAGTTGATCGATATCCTACAGCATAATACTGGCGGCGGGGTCATGGACCTTGTGTGGGATGACATGATCGATCTCCATGTAGAGTATCCGCCGACAGATAAGATTCTTGGCGCAGAAAAGTATGCTGGCGTTAATGCCGACATTGTTCGTGGCTTGGGTATCCCCGATTCGTTGGTCGGTGGGCAAGACCTTGGAACACGCAACGCACAGTCTGCCTTTGTCCAACTGAAAACCCTTGTGGAACGACTTGAATATGTTCGCAGTCGTGCTATCCGCTGGATGGAAGGCGAACTACGCCTCGTCGCTGACGCTATGGGTTTCAAGAGGATTCCGGCGATTAGCTTCGGTATCATGTCGTTGCGAGACGAAGCAGCAGAGAAGCAGTTGATGATCCAACTACTCGATCGTGGCATCATATCGTCCGAGAAGGCTACAGAAGTATTTGGTGTCAACTACATGATCGAGCTTGAGCGGATCAAGTCTGAGCAGAAGATTAGAGAGGAAAACCCAGGTGTGCTAGAGAAATCCAATCCGTACAACCGTCCGTTCTCGACCATGAAGAAGCAAAACGAATTGGCTATCCAGCTTGAAAAAGTAAAGTTGGGATACCGCTACGACACAAGATTCCCGGAACATCCTGGGAACACAGACGACAATGGCGGTGGGGATAATCCTAGCGGCGATCAGCCGAGCGACGAAGGCAACAATTCGCCAGGACGGCCACCGGCCACCAAGGATACAGCGCCGCGAGATGAACGAACTCCGAAAACACTATCTGTCCTCAATGTTGTGGCAGAGGGATTGATGGATCGTATCGATAATTTGGTGGATGATACTTATCTAGAACAGCATGGCGTTAAGAATATGCGGTCTCTGACCAAGGCTCAGCGTACCGAGCTAGAGCGGACCAAGCGTGGCATCTTATCGGTCTTGCGTCCAGGGGATACTGTGACGAAGGAACTGATTGCCGAAAGGCTTGGTGGGGCAGGGAAGGATGCTCGTCGCATGGAAGCTCGTTTTTGTGATTTGGTTGCTGATTTCACTCTGTCAACCAAGAAATCACCTACATCTAAGGAGCGAAGAATGCTGGCGTCCTTGGCTTGGGCCACTGTGGTGGATACAAGGGGGTAGTTGATGGACACGGATCGTATTCTGAATGATTGGTCTGATGCCGCATATGGAGACAAGAGTTTCCCGGATGCTGCTTTTGTTGTGGAAAAGGGTGCAGAGAAGAATGATGATGGCAAGACATTGCAGAAATATCGCCACTTGCCACATCACACTAAAAGTGCTACTGATCCAATGGCTCATGGTACTATTGATCTTCCTCATCTAAGAAATGCTTTGGCCAGGGTCAATCAGGTCAAATCAGTTAAGGAATCTGTAACGAATTTTCGCAAGAGAGCTAAGTCCCACTTACAGAGGCACGCAAAAGCCGTATTAGAATCCTATAAATCCAAAAGTTCTCTTATATCTGAAGAACGAGGTTTCGTTGAATTTTGTCGGCAATTAGGAGATTAAGTATGGTGGAAGCACCTCCTTTTGAATTTGATCGTTGTGATACGTACATGTATTTTGCATCCAACATGTTACCAGATAATCCAGTTATCGTAGAGATTGGATCGATACACGGCGCACATGGTATCAAGCTGTGCAAGAAGTTCAATAATGCACTAACAATGATTGCATATGAAGCTGGACAGGAAAATAACGCGAGTCTAGTTGCTGGCATTGCTAATGCTGGCGCTCCCATTACTGCTCATCGTGCAGTTGTGACTGGCTCTGATGGTACCGCTGAATTTTATGAGTTCGTTGAGGAATCTTCGAACAGTATTTATCCCAGACATCAGGGTGAAGGTCGTCGGCTGCGGAGAACAAGTAATATTCGGTCTGTCAGTCTTAGTACAATCATCGAGGAAAATGACTGCTCGTGTATTGACTTATTGTTCCTCAATTGCGAGGGCGCTGAGATTGGGATACTCAAGGAAGTGCTGCTCAGACCTGAATTACGCGACAAGTTGGGTCAGCTTTGTGTTTCTTTTCACGGGGGTCGTATCTACCCACAACAGGAAACCGAAGAAATGGTGCGAAGGATGTCTGAATTTTTCTGGGTGGTAGAGGAACAAAACGATTGGCCTTGCCATCTGTTTGTGAACAAAGGTCTCGAACTTGGGAGGTAGTCATGGCTATTGTGAACGTTTCACTGGATACGTCGAGTCGGCAGGCGATTCTTACTGTCAACGGCATTCTGGTTCCGGCGAGTGATATTTTCGTCGAGAAGTATATCTACGAGGGTGAGGAATTTGTGAGATTCGGTTATACCATTGAAAGTACCAATCCAGATGGTATGAAGGAAAGACGGCAATTCTATCTTCCGTCCCCAGAAGAGCTTGCTATGGAAGCCCATGCCGGGCTTAACGAGGAAGGATTCGCGTCCAAAATTCTTTATGATGACAAAAAGGCCAAGGCCGATGTGATTGATTTCCTCAAGCAGAACCGTGCGAATGGCTAACCGCCAGTATCTTAAATGGAAGCCTGATGAGGTATCATTCCTTCTGGAACATTATGGCCCAGAGGGTGTTCAGTTCTGCGCAGATGCACTGAATCGTCCTGTCACCAGCATCACGACCAAGGCTAAGGCACTGAAGCTCCGTACATCTGATCGGAGACATTGTTCGATTATTAGGGAAATTTCTGAGACCAAGGACTGAATTGTTCGACCACCTGGAGCGGATCAGGTCTGAACAGGGCGATTGCTGCCCCATGTGTGGTTCTGCGTATGATGAGACAGGGATTCATATCAACCATATTATTCCGTTAGCGTCGGCAGAGTCGGAGTCGGATATCTGGAAATTGTTTAATTTATCAAATCTGTCTTTATTATGTCCAGCCTGCAATTGTCGTAAACGGGATAGTATTCATGAAAGGTCTTTTTAATGGGATGAGTATCGTGTACTTTCGATCGATGGTTGTGTATAAGCCATATGACGGGAGGTGCTCGTGCGCGTTTATCAAGCTGAAAAAGATGCTGGAATCGATTTCCAGATGAACAAAGCCGGAAGTTCTTCTGCATTTATCACGGCACAAGTTCAGGTAGGCGATATTGAGAAATATTTCGATGGCATGTCTGTCGCCGATCTGATGAGATCAACTTCTACTGTACAAAGTGTCGAAGAGCTTCTCGGTCAGGAACAACCCGATTTGGCCCTCGTTGTTGCGATTCTGGTCAGCACGGGCTGGAATTTGAACGATGACGTTTTCACACCCGAAGAGGTATGGAAGGCTCGGTCATCGCCGCTCCACAAGCCCATGAACGACAATCATCAAGCTGATAAAATTCTGGGGCATATCGTACAGACCAGGGCATTGGACAAATTCGGGACAGAGATCGACGTAGCTGAGGGTGAGGCACCACCGACCGAATTCGATATCGAAGTGGCTGGTGTCCTATATCGGGCATTCCCAGAGCTATCTGATCGGATCGACGAGATCATTGCTAAGGCTAAGGCTGGAGAGATGTTTGTGTCGATGGAGGCTTGGTTTCCCGATTTCGGTTATGGTCTGGTAGACCCAGTCACTGGCGAGACAAAATTGATCGATCGTACTGAGGAAACCGCATTTCTGACCAAGCATCTGAGGATTTACGGCGGCAGCGGGGAGTACCAGGGCTACAAGATTGGTCGGGTATTGAAGGATATCATTTTCGGTGCGCAGGGGTTTGTTGATACCCCAGCGAATCCAGAATCGGTGATTAAGGTGGCGGCGAATAAAGTAGCCGCTTCGCGGAGTTTTGTAACTGCTGAATTGAGTGATTTGTCGGAAGGGGGTGTAGAAGACGTGGACGAAAAACAATTGCAGGAACTTCAGGCAAAGCTTGAAGAGGCTCGGGCGAGCCTAGAGAGCAAGGAAAAGGAGGTCGCTGAGTTGCAGAAGGCAGCGGAAGATGTTCAGGCCAAGGACTACGAGGGGCAGATTACTGCTCTGAATACCAAGGTCGAGGAACTGACTGCCAGTGTGACGGAGGCGTCTGAGAAGATGGAAGCTGTCGAGGCTGAGAAGGCTGAGCTTCAGAAGCAACTCGATGAGGTGACAGAGCGTGCCGAGAAGAGCGCTGCGGAACTGGATGAAATCCGCAAGAACGAAGCGGCTCGTGAGCGCCTGGCGAAGCTATCGGAAGTCAAGAAGGTCGAGGACGAAGAGGCGACATTGGTCGAACTTCGTGAAATGACCGAAGAGACATTCGCGGTAGTTCTAAAGTATGCCGGTGAGGCAAAGACCGAAGAGGCCGTGAGCGAAGAGTCGGAAGAGAAGGCTGACGCTACGGACGACGGTGAGAAGGAAGCAGAGCAAGCGGAGGCGGCTCTGAACGACGTGGAAGAGGGAGACGACGGTCCTGATTTTAACGCTACGGAGGACGCGGAGAAGTCGGAGGCTGATCAATGGTTGTCAGTGGCAGGCGCGCTATGTGGGCGCGAAGATGAGAAAGACGAAGGGGGTGAATAGGGATGGCTTTGAAACCAGATCGTGAGTACAACGAGGTTACCGACATTACCAACTTCTGGACTACGGTCGCTGCGGAAAAGGGCGGCGTTGCTAGCGTAGTTACACAGGGTTCTGGCGCGGCAATCGGACAGAACATTGTCGATGAGCCGAACGTCGTGGGCTATGTGGCAAACCCCTCAGGCGCGATTGCCAAGGGTGTATTGCTCCAGACGGTAGCAGCGGCTATGAGTGCAACTCGGGATTTCCGCAACTATGAGAACGGAGAGATTCGTCCTGGGGAGAAGTGTACTCTAGTCAAGAAGGGGTTCGTAGTGACAGATATGGTTGCGGCAGGCATCACACCGACTGCCGGGGCTGCTGCATATCTGGCTGCGAGTGGCTATATTAGCACTGCTAATTATGGAAGTGCTTCGCCGCAGATTGGTCGATTCGAGACGACCAAGGATGCAAATGGCTTTGTGAGGGTCTCGATTGATATCACATAAGGGGGTGAAGAAGAATGAAGCGTAACATCAGAAAACCAACACCTGAGCAGGTTGAACTTCTACGGCGTACTGGTTCGGTCAACAAGGCTGAGGCCCTAGAGGCGATGCATTCTCTCGCTCAGGCTCTACAAGTTCCTCTACGTTCAGCACTGCTTGATGGCGACATTTTGGGCGGAATCTTCGCACCCGAAGTTCTGGACCCAAGTGCAACTGCCGAGTATCCGCTGGATTTCTACCAGACTGCACAGGAAAGTGACTATGTGGCGTATATGATCCCATCCGAAGGTGCTTTGCCACAGCGTACCATCACTGGTGACGCGGTGACAATCAACACCTACGTCGTGGGTAACGCAATCGACTGGCCGCTGAAGTATGCGACATCTGCACGTTGGAATATCGTTGCTCGTGCGATGGAAGTACTGGAGGCCGGTTTCGTGAAGAAGATGAACACGGACGGTTGGCGTGTCATTATCGCGGCTGGTGCAGGGCGTACCGACTACTCTGGCGGGGCTCCGCTGGTGTACGACAGGGCGGCAACTGCTGGTCAGTTTACGAAGCGTCTCGTGTCTCTGATGAAGACGACTATGACTCGTCTTGCTGGTGGCAACAGTGCAACGGTCAATCGCGGTCGTCTGACTGACCTGTTCATCAGTCCAGAGGCTCTGGAGGACATTCGTGAGTGGGATAGTGATGAGGTTGACGACCTGACTCGTCGGGAAATCTTCACCGCTGGTGACGATGGTGGCCCGATGGCTCGCATCTACGGCGTCAATCTGCATCCGCTGGACGAGCTTGGCGTGGGCCAGGAGTTCCAGACGTACTTTGCAACGCTGGGTGTCAGCATGGGCACTGGCGATGAGGAAATCGTCGTGGGTCTCGACCTGTCGCACGGTGACTCGTTTGTGATGCCGGTCAAGCGTGAACTGGCGATCTTCGAGGACGACACGCTGCATCGTAATCAGAAGGCGGGATTTTATGGATGGCAAGAACACGGTTTTGCAGCCCTCGACGGACGGCGCGTCCTCTTGGGAAGCTTTTAGAGTGACACTTTAATCACAACAAGGGGCCAGATTTTCTGGCCTCTTTTTTGCTCATTCATTAAAAACTACCTAATAGGAGGATTTTATGTCTACCAGAAAAATAATAGATATAGAGAAAGCTATACGATTATATCGAGACGAACGGCTACCAACAACCAAGGTTTCCAAAATAGTTGGGTGTTCTGTGCAAACTTTGATCACACGATTGAGAGAAAAAGGAGTGGATATACGGTCTAACGGAAATCATATGGAGAAATGTTCTTTTGATACTTTACAGTATGAATATGAAATTTTAGAATTTTCCACATCAGAAATTGCCAGAAGATATAATATGAGTTCTGCATCTGTGTGGGAAAGACTTGTCAAAGGTGGTGTTAAGATGCGAGATCGCAAAAAACAGGCGACAGAAGCCAATACCAAAGTTCCTGTTTCAGAGCATTCAAAAATTTGTCTCAGGTATCAAACAAATATATATGAAAGCTGTGTTGACATAGCCGGTGATTATGGCGTTCATAAATCGAGTATTGCTGCAATATTGAAAAAATACGGAATTGATCCAGAGCATTCTGGTGCCAGAATTAAATCATATAAAGGCGGAATAACACCCTTGCATACAAGAATAAGACATTGCGAAAAGGGGCAAATTTGGCGACGAGCTTGCATGATCAGAGATGATTATACTTGCCAGATATCTGGGGAACGTGGTGGCAAACTCGAAATCCACCATCTCAAACCATTCGCCCAAATCTTCGAAGAATTCCTTTCCCTTAATTCAGACCTAGACCCCGAAAAAGACTGTGATACTTTATTTAATCTAGCCCAAGAATATCCACCCTTTTGGGATGTTTTCAATGGCGTAACCATTTCTGCCGAAGAACACACCCGCCTGCATTCCTGAGCCCCCTTTCTGCCCCCTTGGTGTATAATCCAATAGCTGGTGAAAGGTCTTTTTTCCTGGAGGTGCTATGTCTCTGCCAGACGCAACAGTGATTGAATTATATAACAAGGGTAGGAGTTGTGCAGAAATTGCCCGTATTGACGGTTGCAGTGAAACTACTGTGTATAATAGACTCAAGTCTCTTGGTGTGATGATACGGAGTCGATCGGAGGCAAACCAAATCTTCCACGATTCTGTTTTTATAGCACTGTACAATCTGGGTCTGTCGGTATCTCAGATTGGGCGGCTTCTAGGTGTTGATTCCTCGACAGTTACCAAACGGCTTCACACAATACAATTTCCGCTGCGATCTCGTGATGTGGCTTTGCGTATTCGATATTCTGAGAAAGAATTTCAGCGATATTTTATGATTCCAGATGTAATTAATCGGTTGATGGAATTGGCAGTAAAATAATATTTGAAATCTTGGTAGTCCCGATGGTTGGGGCAAATGTGTGATGTAAGGAGGGTTGAAATGGCTCTTATTGGGCAAACAATTGCTGAGTTTGATTTCTTTCCAGATTCGCCACCTGCCATTGTAGGCGAACTGGTGACGGGTCAAACCGTCAATATCGAATTGTGGGAAGATGGTTCTGGGGTAGCAATTACCTCTAGTGGTTGTACCGAGATCAACAGTACCGGAAGGTATAGTTGGTCTACGAGTGGTATTCCAACACTGACAGCCAGTCGTCAGCAATTTCATTGGCGAATGTCTGACGGTCTGGGGAATACTGACGATGGAGATTTTATACTTATATCTCATGAAAATAGAGATGGCGGTATGCCGTCACTCAACAATAAAAGTTCTTATATTATCCAGAATTAAAAATTATTTTTAGTTTATGAAAGGTTAGATGATGGCATACGCAACAGATTACACAACTGGAACCATTGTGCAAATGGACAATGACGGTAATAATATATCTGTAATTGTTTCTGGTACATTTGGTAATCCAATATTTGTAGAATATTCTCCAGAATTAGGAAAAATTTATTGGACAGCAAATGGTGGGATACATAGAGCCAATTCGGATGGAAGTAGTCCAGAAGAAAACATAATAAGTGATGTCAGCGGATATAATACTGCAATAGCACTGGATGGCCCTAATGGAGTGATATATTACAGCAAACCAGCGGTAGCTAATAAAGAACTCTATCGAGCAAACGCAGATGGAAGTAATCAGATGCTTATCGCCAGTGGCGTTAGAGCAGACGTACTTGCTATCGATCAAAACAATCAACATCTTTATTATCTTGATTCATATAAACATTTGACACGAATAGATACTGATGGTAGTAACAAAACACTGCTATTGGCTGATGCCGCTGGTTATGCAGAAGATATAGAGTTAGATTTAGTTAATTCAAAAATATATTGGTCAGATTCTAGTTCCTCCAAAATCTACAGATCAGATATGAACGGTAGCGGAAGTGAGGTGGTTGTAACATCTGCAACTGCTTGGTTGTTAGGTATTGCTGTCGTCTCCAGTTCAAACAAATTATATTGGACAGAGTGGAATCCACATTTATATAGAAGATCAAGTCTAGATGGATCAAACATAGAAACACTGGCAATATCTGCTAATTTTTGGTATGATATATTTGTCTTAGATGAGGTTTCTCCGGTTATATTTCAGGAATCTGGTAACCTATTTATATTCGGTTCAGTCCCTCCTGTGCTAACACCATCAGACGAACCATTAAGAATAATCAATCGACTAGTACGTGCGGCAGATTACAACCCGCAGTTGATCGGCTCGTTTGCTACCACATCGGTCAGCGCTAATATCGAGGTGTGGGATGTTGTTGATGGACAGAATATTGCTATAATGCTTGCGAATAGCGGTTGTTATGCGATCGGTGACACTGGCAAATTCGGATGGTCATTAGAACATCTTCCGTTCACTGACGAGAAAAAGAAATACCATTATTATTATAGAATAACTTCAAATGAAGGTGAGCATGATCATGGTGAATTCTTCATTGTTGTGCCCGAACGTGGGCGTTGGTCGTACCCCGATTAGGAGGGAAAATGGCTTGGGACACTGATTTGGTTTTGATGGTGAGAGTTCTGATGAGCGATATTGCAACGCCCCAGACTTACACCGATGGGTATCTTGAGCGGGTGCTGATTACTGCCGGGATCATGGTTGACGCCGAGTTTCCATTCAGCTACGATTACACCTACGATATCAGTGCCCTGATGATTTCTCCCGACCCCGTGATCAGCGAGGATAACATCTTCATGGCTCTGGTACCACTGAAAGCGGCGTGCATTCTGACGCAGGGTGAGTTCAAACAGGCGTTGGGGCAGGGAATCAAGGTGCGAGACGGTGACAGTGCGATTGATACGAGTGTCAGTTTTAGGGGTTACCGTGACATTTTGGAGATAGGACCATGTGCGGCATACGAAAAACTTAAATGGTCTTTATTGGCGTCTGGTGCAGCTTCAGGTGGCGGTAGAATTGGGAAAGCTGTTTTGGGTCCATATAGAGTACCTGGCGGGAATGCTTTAAGCACTATTTCATGGTATTATGATCAGTTTGCTGTATGGACATCAGGGCGAACAGACAGATTCTAGCTGGAGGAATATATGGCGCTTATATCTACTTCTGGTAATTTATACACCTTTGGGCATTCAGTTTTATCTGAATCTATTGATATATATATAGCTGGGTCTTTGTCTGCCAGTGGATTTTTGGATTCGGATAATGTTGTTTTTTATCACCCCCTTGACGATTACAGTGATGGTATTAATGGTGATATATGGAATGGCTCTGCTTCGTTTGGACCAGCTATTATTTCTAGTGGGATAGGTGCTATCGGTGGCCCAGTAATTAGTAGTAGTGGTGAGTTCATAGATGTGTATGCTGGCAACCTTGGATGTTGGTTGGTTCCAAAACCAGATGATGACAATAGAGTATTGTTTGTACACCTTGACAGAAATCAGGGAATAAAAGCACAAGTTATATCTGTTAGTGGTGATACGATAAGTGCTGGTAGCACTTATAGTGCCGCACCAAACACAACAATCCTGATTAATAAAGGTGCAAATCAAGTTATCAATGTTAGCGGAAATCTATATGTATGTGTTCTAGCTATGAGCAATTCTTCTCGGGTTGGAGCTATTAGTTTCGAAGTTGACAACGATGTTGTATCATTTAATTCGCTCAATTATGATATAGAACAAAGTGGTAGCTTTGCCTTTGGGGGAGACATGTCGTTGTCACCGGTTTTAGGTGCAACTTCTGGTGGTTTTATATTTTCATATTATGACGGAACTGGCGGCAGTCAGGACAATTTATATCTACGCTATGGTACCATAGCAGATAATGGAGATGTGTTCGCAGGATCACCACTGATAATACCAAGTGGTGATTTAGGAAGAGTTGTTGTTCTAGATCAAGACAAAGCTATTTTAAAATATAGAGATTTGGCAAACGATAATCAGGATGTTGCTAGAATTGTCAATATTTCTGGAACGAACATGTCTCTTGAACCAGCTATTGATGTTGATGGTGCTGGTAATTTGGTAAATACAATGGTCAAGATTAATGATTCTTGTTTTGTAACTGCGCACAGATCAGAATATTCGGCTGGTACTATCATTTTTAATTCATATAATGTATCTGGTTCTGTTATAACACATAAATTTTCTGTACCTAAAACTGCCAACTCACAGACATTGTGGGTACCAAGGCTGGCGTATGATGCACAGCAAGGCAGAGGGATATATAGTGTTCAAGAACAGGCAACTTCTATGCAGGCTGGTTTTTTCACAGTAGATGAAAATTATTTTATGAACATAGGCAACATTACCCCATATTCATATGATCCAGACCTTACTTCAGGCGAAGATAATACAGCAACATATTTGGGGGATGACCGATTTGTAGTTTTTGATAGTGAGACCGAAACGGTTAGATTGGTTTACACCCAATATCATGATATATATTCCAGTGAATCAGCCATATATCCTTCGACAATAGATTCGTCTGGATTTACCATGGGTTGTTGGGCAAACTTTTCTGTTTCATCTGGAGCAATTGTAAGGATAGAGCGAGGATATAAATTAGACATAACTTCTGGATACATTTCCATCAATGAAAATGCTTACTGGAATGATTCAGAAATTATAAATTTTCTTGATATAATTTCTGATTATGATGATTATTTTGTTTTGTTTGATTTTAGATATCAAGGTGACAATAATTGGAATCTATGCACATCTATCAATGGCTTGCCGTGGATAAACCAAGGGATACAAAATTCTGGATCGCAAAGTCCTATTACCACGGACACCGCACCGAGAGTGACGGCACAAGATGGTAATATTGGCCAATTATTAGACGAAGCTATTATGTGGGCCGATACAGAACAGTTCTCTAGTTCAGAATTATTCAAACTACATTATCTTGGCAAGACGAAACATGCTCCCCTAGATGAATACAGCTTATTTGATCTAGCTTTTAGCTATAATCCATGGGATACTGATCTATCGGCTTCTGGTAATCTGTTTATTAGTGCATATGACCAAATAACAAAACAGTGCAGCCTATACGTAGAAGGATATGAAACTGTCAATAATTCTATTGACTTATTTATTACTGGACAAGAAAGTGTGTCTGTATCTGGTGACTTATTTATCGGTGGGCACGGGATAGATAATTCATCTAATACACTGTTCATACTTGCAAGTGATTTGTTTTCTTTTTATCATAATTTATTTATTAATGGCAGTACTGATATTTCTGCATCAAACGATTTATTCATTAATGCATTATCTTCGAATTCTGGACAATGTGATTTATTCTTATCAGCACCAGCACTATCTTCTGTTTCTTCTGGGTATCTTTTTATATCCGGTCATGAACAAACCAATAATTCATTCAACTTGTTTATTCATGGGCATACAGATTCATCTGCGTCGATAAATTTATTCACAAAGGGACACGACAGGGCAACAGCATCTGGTGATCTGTTTGTCAAAGGTCATCAACCAACTACTGGTTCATGTGATCTGGTAACACTCTCAGATACCGATGCGGTGGCATCTGGTGATCTGTTTGTCAAAGGTCATCAACCAACTACTGGTTCATGTGATCTGGTA